GTTCTCGAAGCCGGCGGATCAGTTGAGCTTCAAGAGGCCAGCGGGCACAGCACGTACACATCAATCGAAGCGCTCGGCAATGCTGAGGTGTGGGAGGCAGTGAAATGAGCATGGAACTGAACAAAGCGAATGAATGCACCTGCCCTTCTGGCGACGGCTCCCTCGTCCATCCGTGCCCGGCACATCCTGCGGTAGAGCAGGCAGGCGCGAACGTCGGGCATGGGCACGTCTTCCCACGTGCTGACGGAGTGAAGATGCGGTGCGGCGGCCCTGGACTCTGCTCGGAATGCACTGCCGACGCTTCCCGTGCCCGCGCCGCCCTGGCGCAACCCTCCCCGGCGCTACCGCCTTTCGCGGAGAAGGTGCTGGCCAAACTGCGCCGCTTCTATGACTGCGCCAGCGACTTCGAATCGGGCGGCGTCGATATCGGGCGGCACTGGTTGGACCTGCTGACTCAGCTCGGGCTGCTCAATCGCGTTCAGCGCAGCCCGGCACTCTGGGAGATCAGCCAGCAGGGAGAGGATTTACTCGGTATGCCGCAACCATCCCCGGCGCAGGCAGAGGCGGAGCGGCCGGAGGTTGTGGCTTATCTGTTCGTAAAACCGGATGGAACACTGTCCATGGATGCCGTCAGACATAAGCCGTCGCAACCCGCCGTTTCGGTCATGACCGTCGCCCAGCATGAGCGCATCGTCGAAGCGCGCTGGAACCGTGCAATGGATTTGTTGCTCGATCACGTTTCCCGTATCAGCGAGAAGCTCAAGGCGGAGCGCGACGCCGCCCTGGCCAGGGTCGCGGAGCTGGAGATGCTTCTGCGCAAACTGAGCACCAACGGCCTGATGCAATTCAGCACCGTAGATGAGGAGATGGCCGTTCAAGCCGCGCTGGGCGGCGCCCCTGTATCCCAGGCTCAGCAACTCCACGACCTGGACAAACAGTGTCGCGATGACGTGGCACGTGCGCTCGGTTTGCGCCCGAGTCAGGAGCGCGGCTTCGCCTGGTCCTACCTGCTGACATCGATCAAGTCGTGCGTGAAGGCCTCCGAGGATAGCGCCCAGGCTCAGCACAGCGTGCCGGATGGCGCGGCCGACCTGTGCCGCTTCCTGGCCAAGCTCTATTGCGAGCTGGACGGCCTGCGCTACTCGACAGCGAAACTGCCTGCTGAACAGATCGCCGATGCCCTAATCTTCAAGTGGCCTGTCCTCCAAGGCGCGCGGAACCAACTGAACATCAAGCGCATCAGCGAGCAGCCATACGACGAGTCGAAGCTGCATTCTGCCATCGCTGCCATGCTCGCCGCCGCGCCCGGCAAGGAGGGGGTGTGATGGATACGTTGAAACCCTGCAAATGTGGCTACGACGGATCCCTGGCTGGGATCAGGCATAAAGAGGGATACCTATCTTTGCACTGCCCGAAGTGCAACCACTCAGTTCAGGCATTCACCGGCGAGGGCCTGGTAGATGCCTGGAACAAGTCGGTCAGCAAGGAGGTAGGTCATGAGTGAGGTGAAGCGTTTCGACGTGCCGAGCATGCGTTCTTTGATCCAGGGCGAGCAGGCAGTAATGGGGTATGAGGTCGTCCTAGCCTCCGACTACGACGCCCTAGCTGCCAAGCTAACCATGGCTGAGGACGCAGCAGCAAAGGGAGATGCTGCTCGCCAGCAATGCGGCGGAATGGAGATGGAGATCGAGGAACTTCGCGCTGAACTAGCGGAACTGCGCTCAAGGGCGGTGGTTGTGCCTGATGCGAGCACGGTGTATGCGGCGCTCGATGCTCGTGAGCGGTTATTCACAAGTCCCGAGAACATTCAGGTAGCGCTGGAAGCTCAATCGCGCCTCAACGGCCTGACGGTCAGCGAGGGGCTGTTGCGGCGGATCAGCAATCTGTTCCCGGCTGACATGGAAGATGACGGATCAGGCCGTGCCGGCTGGTTTCCGCATGTGCGCGAGACGGTTGCTGAACTCCGCGCCCTGCTGAGCGAGCAGGCATAGCCACCCATCGCCAACCACTGTACGCATATACAGCAATTCGGATAATGGGCTACCCACTACCCGGATTGAATATGCGCACGAAAACCTTCCGCCCGCCGCGCCGGCATGAGATCGCCGGCCTCCGCTACTACCGCACCGCGTCAGCTTACAACTGGCTCGGCGTAGCGATGGCGCACCCGACTCGCGCAATCCAGTTGCTGCTCGAACAGTGTGAGCCAGACGTGCTCTCGCCAATGTTCAACATCGAGATAGACGCGATCCTGAGCCAAGCCGACGAGTACGCAAAGACAGGCCAGGTGCTAGAGCGCGAGCAACTGCGCGAAATGCTCATGCACCTGATCTCGAAGGCCGCGGGCGACTGATCCGGAGCCACCATGAAGAAAGCTCTCTCCCGCATGGCGGCAGTAGCCGTCATTGGCGCCAGCCTGGTCGCGCTACACGCAGTGATCGAGCTAGCGCCAGCATTCGCAGCCCTGCAATGGGGCTGCTCGTTCTAGCTCGCCGGTAGCCGAATAGGCTGCCAGTCCCCGAAAACCATTTTCCCGACCAGCGCCCCGCAGGACGGGGAGGTATTGCCAATGGAAACCGCCAAGAAGATCGAGCACCCGGTCGACCGCGTAATGGAGCCCGTCATGGCTAGCCTGATCGGCTGCTCCCCGAAGTCTCTGGAGCACCAGCGCTACCAGGGCCTGATCCCGCGCTGGGTCTGGGCAAAAGAGAACGGCCGAATCTACTACTACATTTCGAGGTACAACGAATGGGCAGAAAGCCGCGCACCCTGCCGACCGGCATTGAAGTCGTCCAAGGGAAGTACGTCCGCATCCGGTTCACCTGGAACACCCGACGCTGCGAGACGCTTGCATATCCCCCGACAGCGAAAGGGATCGCCGAGGCCGATCGTCTCAGAACTCAGGTAGTCCAACTGATCAAGCTGGGGGTGATGACCGAAGAGAAGTACGCGGAGCTCTTCCCGGACTCTTCTTACGTCAAAAGTGCGTCGATTCCTACCTTCGGCGAGTACGCCCAAATCTGGCTCGACAGCAGGGAAATCGTCGAGACAACACGCAGCAACTACAAGGGCACGCTCAACCGCTACTGGATGCCACATCTCGCCGAGGCGAGGATTGATCTTGTGTCGGCCGCCGATGTTCGCCGCATTGTCGCCAATACCGAATGGAGTTCCGCTGGTGTGCGCCGTAACGCTGTCGACAAGCTTTCGAGCATCTTCAAATCGGCGCTGGCGGACGGCTTGATCAATCGCAATCCGTGCGCATCGATTGCTCGGCCGCGTCTCGCGAAAAAGCAGGTAGATCCATACGAGCGCGACGACGCCGAACGGATCATCGGGTACCTCTACGAAACCTGTCGCGGGCTGACCGAAATCTACGCTGCATGGTTCGAGTTTGCCTTCTTCACGGGGATGCGGCCGGCAGAACAGGCGGCGCTGAGATGGGTAGATGTTGATATGGGCAAGCAAACTGCCCATGTGTGGCGGGGTCGGGTGAAGGGCAAGGTCTTTGAGCGCGTGAAGACCAAGGAAGAGCGGACGGTGCTGTTGAACAGGAGGGCAATGCATGCGCTCAGGGTTGCCGAGCGACTGACGAAGATGCGTAGCGAGTATGTGTTTGCGCCAGCAGACGGAGATTCATACATCAAGTCCGACAGCACAACGAGAGACTATCTGCTCAAGGCCCTGGCGAAGCTCAAGATCAGGCGCCGCCGGCAGTACGACACTCGGCACACCTATGCGACCATGTGCCTAATGGCGGGGATGAATCCGGCGTTCATTGCGAATCAGCTCGGTCATAGCGTACAAATGCTACTGTCCACCTATGCGAAGTGGATGAACTCTGATGCCGACAGGGCCGAACTCGATAAGCTTGATCGGATCGCGATTGGTACAAAAGTGGTACACAAGGCATAGGCAAAACCCTGTAACCCGCGCCTTCCAAGCCCCTCCTTGTGTTTCCGCGACATTTCCTTATAAGATCGCGCCTTCCCCTATTTTCCCGCACGTTGCGGTCCCGCCGCAGGTCCAGTCCCGTTTTCTCTCGCGAAAGCCGGCCAGTGCCTCGGCCAGCAGTAAAAATAAAAGGTAGTCAGCGATGAGCGTACGGCACTTTCTCTCGTTTATGGATTACAGCCCCGAAGAGCTGATCGGTCTGATCCGCCGCGGCAGCGAGCTGAAGGACCTGCGCAACCGAGGCGTGCTCTACGAGCCGCTGAAGAGCCGGGTCCTGGGCATGGTCTTCGAGAAGGCTTCGACCCGTACCCGCCTGTCCTTCGAAGCCGGGATGATCCAGCTCGGCGGCCAGGCGATCTTCCTCTCCCCGCGCGACACCCAGCTCGGCCGCGGCGAGCCGATCGGCGACAGCGCCCGGGTCATGTCGCGGATGCTCGACGGCGTGATGATCCGCACCTTCGCCCACGCCACCCTGACGGAATTCGCCGCGCACTCGAAGGTGCCGGTGATCAACGGCCTGTCCGACGACCTGCACCCCTGCCAGTTGCTCGCCGACATGCAGACCTTCCACGAGCACCGCGGCAGCATCCAGGGCAAGAGCGTGGCCTGGATCGGCGACGGCAACAACATGTGCAACAGCTATATAGAAGCGGCGCTGAAGTTCGACTTCCAGCTGCGCGTGGCCTGCCCCGAAGGCTACGAGCCGAAGGCCGAGTTCGTCGCCCTTGCCGGCGACCGCCTGCGCGTCGTCCGCGACCCGCGCGAGGCGGTGGCCGGCGCGCACCTGGTGAGCACCGACGTGTGGGCCTCGATGGGCCAGGAAGACGAAGCCGCCGCGCGCATCGCCCTGTTCCGTCCCTACCAGGTGAACGCCGCGTTGCTCGATGGGGCCGCCGACGATGTACTATTCATGCACTGCCTGCCGGCCCACCGCGGCGAGGAAATCAGCGAAGAGTTGCTGGACGACCCGCGCTCGGTAGCCTGGGACCAGGCAGAGAACCGTCTGCACGCGCAGAAGGCCCTCCTCGAATTGCTGATCGAACACGCCCATTACGCCTGAGCCCATGAGCCACGACCTGCTGCTGAACCTGAAAGATCTCGCCTGCGGCTACGCCTCGCAGAAAGTGGTGCAGGACCTCGACCTGCACCTCAATGCCGGAGACATCGGCTGCCTGCTGGGTCCTTCGGGATGCGGCAAGACCACCACCCTGCGCGCCATCGCCGGCTTCGAACCGGTGCTGGCCGGGCAGATCGAGCTGGGCGGCGAAGTCATCTCGCGTCCCGGCTTCACCCTGGCGCCGGAGAAACGCCGGATCGGCATGGTGTTCCAGGACTACGCGCTGTTCCCCCATCTCAGCGTGGCCGACAATGTCGGCTTCGGCATCCGCAAGCATCCACAACGCGAGCGCCTGGTGCGCGAGCTTCTGGAGCTGGTCAAGCTCGACCACCTCGCCGCGCGCCACCCCCACGAACTCTCCGGCGGCCAGCAACAACGGGTGGCCCTGGCCCGCGCGCTGGCGCCCGAACCGCTGTTGCTGCTGCTCGACGAACCCTTCTCCAACCTCGACGTGGAACTGCGCCGCAGCCTCAGCCAGGAGGTTCGCGAGATCCTCAAGGCACGCGGCACCAGCGCGATCCTGGTGACCCACGACCAGGAAGAAGCCTTCGCCGTCTGCGACCACATCGGCGTGTTCAAGGAAGGTCACCTGGAACAGTGGGACACCCCCTACAACCTCTACCACGAGCCGCTGACGCCCTTCGTCGCCAGCTTCGTCGGCCAGGGCTACTTCATTCGCGGCCAGTTGCTCAGCCCCGATACGGTGCAAACCGAACTCGGCGTGATCCGCGGCAATCGCGCCTACAGCCTGCCTTCCGGCAGCGCGGTAGACGTCCTGCTGCGCCCGGACGACCTGGTGCACGCGCCGCAGGGCGAGCTGAAGGCGCGGATCGTCGGCAAGACCTTCCTCGGCGCCGCCACCCTGTACCGCCTGCAATTGCCCACCGGTACCCAACTGGAATCGATCTTCCCCAGCCATGCCGACCACCAGCCGGGCGATGACGTCGGTATCCGCGTCGCCGCCGACCACCTGGTGGTGTTCGCCGCCCGGGGCAGCGTCGCCGCGCACCTCGCTCCCGTCCAGGCCTGATACCTCGGCGCCGTTCGGTCGGCGGCGCCTTTCCCTATCGACCGCATAGGTGGAGCCGGACGTCTCCAGCCCCTACAATCGCCCGACGATTCGAGGAGCCTGAACGATGCTGATGGTGATTTCCCCCGCCAAGACCCTGGACTACGAGACCCCGCCGGTCACCCACCGCTTCACCCAGCCGCAATACCTGGACCACGCCCAGGAACTGATCCAGCAACTGCGCCAGCTCACGCCACTGCAGATCAGCGAACTGATGAAGCTTTCCGACAAGCTCGCCGGCCTGAATGCCGCTCGCTACGCCAGCTGGCATCCGGAGTTCACCCCGGAGAACGCCAAGCAGGCGTTGCTCGCCTTCAAGGGCGATGTCTACACCGGCCTCAACGCGGAAGACTTCGGCGAGGACGATTTCGCCTTCGCCCAGGATCACCTGCGCATGCTCTCCGGTCTCTACGGCGTGCTGCGCCCGCTCGACCTCATGCAGCCCTATCGACTGGAAATGGGCACCCGCCTGGCCAACACCCGTGGCAAGGATCTCTACGCCTTCTGGGGCGAGCGTATCAGCCAGTGGCTGAACGAAGCGCTGGCCGCCCAGGGCGACGACGTGCTGCTCAACCTGGCCTCCAACGAGTACTTCGGCGCGGTGAAGCGCAAGGCACTGCAAGCGCGGGTCATCGACACCGAGTTCAAGGACCTGAAGAACGGCCAGTACAAGATCATCAGCTTCTACGCCAAGAAGGCTCGCGGCATGATGGCTCGCTACGTGATCCGCGAGCGCCTGCGCGACCCGGCCGGGCTGAAGGACTTCAAGGCCCACGGCTATTACTTCAGCGCCGAGCAATCCGGCCCGGATCAGCTGGTATTCCTCAGGGACGCCCCGCAAGACTGATCTCCCCGGCCCGCCGTCCTGGCGGGCCGCTCCTCTTTCGGCACGCCGACGCCTCCTGGCGCTACCGTTCGTCCCTCCGAAACCCCTGCTGCGTCGCCTTTCTCCCCGGAAAAGCCCTTGTGGCGAATAGGCCTACTCAACCGTTCGTCTGCAAGTCATGCGGAACTGCATCACATTTTTTCACGCCCAGCCCACAGACTTTTCCCCAATTCAAGGCGGAAATGCCATCTCCGGCGTAATCCATTGGCCATTACCAGCCTCCCGCCATT